ATGAATTAGATACTGGCAGAAACGTTGATGAAGTAATAAGAACGTTAGAGGCATTACAGGCAGGCGGTAAAACTGGTTGTGATTGGCAACCAGGAGATGCTCTACTATAAATGGACTTTAAAAAACTCACACCTAAAAAATTTTCATTAGAGATAGAAAAAATTGCTAGTGAAAAGAATTTAAATCATCTAGATTCCGTATTGTTATATTGTGATAAAAACAAAATGGAAATACAAACTGTGAAAAAACTAATCACAAAAGCATTAAAACAAAAGATAGAAGCTAATGCATCAGCACTTAAACTATTAAAAACTACTGAAAGTGGTGTGGGTAAACTACCTATATAGGTAGTGATGAGTTATCTTGTAAATGAAAAATGTATTGGTTGTAAACATACCACTTGTGTCACGGTTTGCCCCGTAGATTGTTTTTATGAAGGCAAAGACATGTTGGTTATTAACCCTGACGAGTGTATAGATTGTGGTGTATGTGTACCAGAATGCCCAGAGGATGCAATCATAACAGAGGATGAAGACATAGATCAAAAGTGGTATAAGTTTAACAAAGAGAAGAGTGAGGTGTGGCCAAATATAACCGAGGCAATAGACAATGGACGCAGCTGATGTATATCTAACATATTGTGCAATCAAAGCTCACTTTTCTAAAAACAAGTATGATTACCATAAGTTTGCTGGCAAGACCAAGATAAAGAGAGATAGTTTCTACAAGAGAAAAGATAGGTTCTTCTTTGCGAGATTAGCTAGAAAACTAAAAACTAAAAAAGAGATAGAGAACTATTTCATAGCAAACTATGTAATTGTCAAAGGTGGATGGGTAGGTAAGTATGAGGACGAATACTATACAGAGTGGAAGAAAAGAACCGAGTCTCTTACTTACACTTTTAAGAACGAGATAGAACCATACGCTGATAGGTTTGAAGAATTATTTAAATGGGAAGATACTCATCCATTACTATTAAGAGAGTATCTAGGTAAAAGAGTTTCATTGGAAACAATGATTATATTGGACGACTTAGTTCAATATCAAAAGAATTGGCAAGAAGACTTGATATGGACAGACATAAAAAATCTTATGAATAACTATAAAAAGTTCTTGACAATAGACAAGGAAAGGTGTAGAATGGCACTATTAACTTGTATAAATAATAATACAAATTAACATACGATAACATACGTTTACATAAGGAGAAATAAAATGTCATTAGACAACATACGTAAAAATAATTCTTTAGATAAATTGCTCGGTGCGGTTACTAAAGAAAATCAACCACAAGAGAAAAAATCATATACAGACGAGAGACTATGGAAACCAGAGTTAGATAAATCTGGCAATGGTTATGCTGTACTTCGTTTCTTACCAGCTGTTCATGGCGAAGAATTACCATGGGCAAAAGTTTATTCTCATGCATTTCAAGGACCTACTGGTCAGTGGTACATTGAAAACTCACTAACTACTGTTGGACAGAAAGACCCCGTATCAGAATATAATACGGCTCTTTGGAATACAGGTGCTGAGTCTGATAAAGAAATTGCTAGAAAACAAAAGAGAAAGTTACAATACTACTCTAACGTTTATGTAGTAACAGACCCTAAACACCCAGAGAATGAGGGTAAGGTTTTCTTATTCAGATATGGTAAGAAAATATATGATAAACTTTTGGCTGCGATGCAACCAGAGTTTCAAGATGAACAACCTGTCAATCCATTTGACCCATTTAGTGGTGCTAACTTCAAGTTGAAGATTAGAAAGGTTGCTGGTTTTTGGAACTATGATACATCGGATTTTGAGTCATCTTCTAAACTATTTGAGGATGAGGCAAAAATCGAAGCAGTATGTCAAAAAGCATATCCTCTCAAAGAGTTTACAGCTGCAGATAACTTTAAATCATATGACGAACTAAAAACTAGACTCGACATTGTTTTAAGTGGTAAGACTGTGGTCGGTAATGTCGCAGAGACTATTGATGAAGTTGAGAAGTCGGATACCAAAGAAACGAAGACTGAATCGGCAGAATCAACAGATGATACTCTGTCATATTTTGAGAAACTTGCAAACGCATAGGAAAATCAAGGAAAAAATAACCCTTGACAATAACCCCTAATATGTGTTATCTTGATACTTGTATAAACATAAGAGAAAGGTAACACATGTTAAATTTCTTAAACTTAGTGAAAAAGGAGAACTACATCATGGGTAGACAAGCACTATCAAAAACAGCAAAGATCAGAAACCTATTCAATACAGGTGCTGATGTTACTTGGAAAACTCTAAGGAACAAATTTGATCTGAAATCTCCAGCTGCAATGGTTGGAAAATTAAGAAACGAAGGTATGATGATTTACGAAAATAGATCATCTAAAGGTGTTTCTTACAGAGTTGGTACACCATCTAAAGCGATTATCGCTGCAGGTATCAACAAAGTATTCGGCAAACAAGTCGCATACTCAGCTTAATTATAATTAAGCAAAAAATTAATGAGGGCGCTTCGGCGCCCTTGTTGTATAAATAACATTATTCGCATTGTGCGAATATAAAATAACTACTACCCTCATTGTGAGGAGAAAGGTACATCGTGAATAAAAAGAAAACGATATTTCAACAAATTTCCAAACTTACTGGTTTAGTAAATGTTTGGAAAGATATAATAGAACCTCTATTAAGTATAGAGAATTTTCAAAAAGACCACAACTACGAAGCACCAAAATTTTTTGGTGAAAGTTTACATAACATAAAAGATATTTGGGTTGACTTAGACTATCAAAGAAAACTTGAATTACAAAATATATTAAATCGTCTAGAAGAGTGTAACGGATATAAAACTGAATACGCAGGTTTTATTGATCTTGCAGTTAGACCAGATGGTAAAAAATGTGTGTGGGATGGTTTTCATAGATTAATTATGGCAGCCATATGTGGTGCATTAACAATACCAGCTGCAATATATAAGCATCCAAAAACCAGATCAAAAAATGAGTGTCATATAGAAGAAGCAAAAATGTTTAAGGTAAGAAACGCTTTGCGATCACAAATGAAACCTGAATACATTTTTAAAGCTGATCTTGCAATAGGTGACCCTAAAGCAAAGGCATTATTATCTCTTATGGAAGAGTGTGGTGTTACAATCGCTGGAACAAATAAAGACAAAGATGCTGTAGAGTTAGGTGGATTTTCATTGTTTAGAAAATTCGCAACACATGACAAAAGACCAACAGATATTCACTTTCGTAGAGCTGCAGATATATTAAAAGCTGCATTTCCTCAAATGAAAGAAATGTCTATTTTGTTATTTTGTGGATTAACTCAGTTATTATCAAATCAACAAAACGATACAGCTGTTGAGACGGTACCACAATCTACTATAAAAAGTAAGTTTGTTCAAATGGTCAAAGATCAAAAGAAAAAACAAAAACAATTTTCAGAGATAAGATTTCATGGTAAAGGTATAGAATCTGTTGCTTTTAATATAATTAAATCACTAGAATCATATAAAGTATGGAATGATAATGGTGAAGAAAGCAAACGTCTGATTAAAGGTTTAGGTTTTACAGATGAACACCTTGACCGTTTTGATGAAGAAAACGAAGAGTAATAAAAAATAAGGAGGGCGCTTCGGCGCCCTTTTTTGTATGCCCCTTTAGCTCATCTGGTAGAGCAACTGATTTGTAATCAGTAGGTGGTTGGTTCGACTCCAGCAAGGGGCACCATAAATAATAATATGGATTATATTGAGTCAAAAGAAAAATATCCCTTTGGTGTTCGTAATTATTATGAAGATGCCATGTTTGCAACAATCAGACGACATACTGGTCAAGAAGTACCTTTACACATAGACTTAGAACTTACTACACTAGAAAAGGCTGCAGTAATTCGTGATGAGTATAATCCACGAATGACAGATTGGTATATGCATAATGAAAGTGTGTCATACGCTTGGGTTGCAGAAAGAGCTTGTAAACTTGCTGAAGAAATTAGTAAAGATTTAGCAAAGACTAAATTTGAGTGTCATGAGAGTTGGGGTGTTCACTATAAAGAAACAAACAATGCTAGTCCTCATAGTCATTGGTTATATCAATATGCATTTGGTTATTATATAAAGATACCAGAGTATGCACCAATAGTATTTCCTAACGCAAACTATGAATACAATCCTAAACCTGGTGATCTAATTGTATTTCCTGGTCATGTAACACACGAAGTTAAACCAGTAGATGGTGAAAGAATAATGATCGCAGGTAATCTTAGAAATACATTTTGGGATGCAGAGAGAACTCTACAAAACTCCTCGTTGAGAGATGTGATTAAATATTCTTAGTTTTGTGCTTGTGCAAATAAAGGATGCATAGGCGCAGATATTGGTATTGTTCTTGTACCTCTACTAGTTGTTGAACTCATTTGTGAATTGTTAACATTATTTTGAATAATAGGTGGAACATTACTTGATGATGCTTCTTTTAATTCAGCATTTTCTTTCTCTAATCTTTTAATATTCTCAAAAGCTGCCTCACCAGCAAATCTAGGGTCAGTCATATATGTTCCCTCAGCGATTGCTTTTCTTTCTGCAGCTGTAATACCAACCATAGACTCTGCACCTGTAGCATAATTATCACCCTCAATACCACTCATACCCTCTGTATTTGTTGTTACCTTTGTCATTTTTTCAGCAGGTATTTGTTCAGGCATTGACATTTCTAAAGTGTCAGCAATTTCTTGTTCTTCTTGCAGTTTCATTTTTTGTTTTCTTAATCTTTCTGCTCTATCTGCAGCCAATATATCATCTGCATCAACTAATGCTTCAGGTTTCTCTGCTGACAATTTAAATTTATCTATATCTACACCTGGTATTTTATTAAGCAAACCAATAACTTTATTTGCCATACTTTTTAATCCATCAACAAAACTATTAAATCCGTTTTTAATTGTGATAACAACATTCATAACACCAGCTTTAATCTTAGAAATACCCATATCAACTTTTTCCATTACAGTATCTTTAAGATTTATGATAGGTTCAATAATTGAATTAAGTAAATTACCAACACCTTCTTTTACGGATGTTTTAAATTCTTCATATTTTTTAGGTAGTGTCTCAGTAAAAAATTCTGGTATTGTAACTGTAAAGAAGTTTATGACCCCTTGTACGGCTTTTTCTACTGTCTCTGGTAATTTTCTAAACATATTTTTCATGTTGGTTACAAACTCTGACTCTATTCCAAAAATAGCTAATATATTTTCTAATACACTAAAGATTGCATCACCAACATATCCTACTATTTTAACTGGTAAATCAAAAAATATTGATTTCATACCTGATAAAAACTGACTGGCATCACCTGAGAATAAACCTTGAACTATATCTTTCACACCATTAAACGCTTCTTTAAAAATTCCTACAATACTATCAACTAATGGACCTATATCATCTTTAAATGCTGAAATAAAAGTCTTTACAGCATCAACAACAGCCATAAGTGCTGGTTTTGCTTTTGCAACAAATTCTTTTAGTTTTTCAAAAAGAGGACTTTTAAAAAAAGCAACTAAACCAAGAATGGCACCTACTGACAATAATGATTTACCTACAGCTTTTGGGTCAAATCCCACAGATTTAAGAGGGCTTAGTGCCGCATCTGTAACACCTTTTTTTAAACCTGATATACTATCAGTAAATACTTTACCAAGACCAGTAAATAAACTTTTTTGTTCATTACTGTCTTTAATATCTTCTTTTACCTCTTGTCTAGATGTTGCCTCAGCATCTTTAGATGCATCCTCTACAGCATCAGCAGTTTTAGTTGTTGCTTCCTCTGAGTTTTCAATGGCAGCTCTATTTGCTAATGTTTCTTTTTTAAGACCGTCTATTCTTTGATTAGTATCATCTTGCGATTTAAGTAGGTCTCTTTCATTTTTGGTACGCATACTATCACGACCAGCTTGACTTCTATTATTTTCTTGAAGTTGATTGGTGATAGAATTTAAACCTGTTGAGGTTACTTCGGTTAATTTTTCGTTATCGTCAGCCATTTATTATTTTTTCTTTTTACTTGTCATTGCTTGAGCACCAAAGAAAGCTGCAACAATACCAGCAACAGCGATGAAATATACACCTGCCATATCACCTAGTATTTTTGATGCTTGTTCTAGTCCTACAAAATTTGCTAGTATCACAGCAAACGGATATAGTAACATTCCGTATAAAGAATACCATGCCATTGTTCTTTGAGCATCACGCATAGCATCAGCATCTTCAAGTTCTTTACGCTTGAATTCTAGATACATGGCATGCTCATCTTTAGATACCTTACCATCACCATTGGTATCTGCTGGGTGATGATTTGTTACTTTTATTTCTTCGGTCATTATTTTGCCCTTTGTTGTTCTTTCATTCTCATTTTTTCATCTTTTAAATGTTCAATGAGCAATGCTATATAAATTTCTCTTTCCCACGGTAACATATTCTCTAACTCGGTCAAAGAATACTTGTGATGTTGCATCAGCTGGAAATTTGTTTTTAACATGTTTTCCACGCTGTCGTGAGAAAGGCAAACTACAAAAAACTTTCAAGCCCCTCTAATATAACATCACTTTCAACACCAGTCTTACTATTCTTAACCCTAATCGGGTGTCTTAGTTTTGGCATGGACTGAAAGAACTCCATAACCTTATTCAACTGGTCAGTATTAAAAGAATTTAAAAACTCATCTAATTCTTTATCATTATAATCAGTTCTGGTGAGTATCTTATCACCATCTTCAATAGTGTCGATACACTTCTTAACAACGTTAAAAGAACCATTTACATCATCTTTAATAGATGCATTTTTCAGATCAATATCTGAAACTAATGGATATCTCATATTAATTGTTATGGTATCTGTAATATTTATCTTATTAGTGTGGTTTTCAGTCATATTAACATCTATTTCATCAATATTAATAGTGACTTTTTCCTTTGTTTGACCATCATCTGGGCAAGTAACCATTACATCTACTGATTCCCCTGCTGATTTTGATCTTAGTTTTAAGAACACATATTCAATATCAAATATAGGATTCTTCGCACCAACTTTTCCAAAGGTGCATGATTCTATTATTTCCAATATTGCATTGTTTCTATCTCTATCAACTTTACTTTGTTGAGCTAACATAAGAATCTTTTGTTCTTTTACTAGGAAAGGTCTGTATTTAACGACCTCGCCTGTTGAAGGTAGCTCAAGGGTATAAGTTGGATTTTCTATTTTAGGTAATGCCATTATTATCGCTCCTTAATAATTATAATTTTCGTAGAACAGCAGGTAAACGACTTCTCAGTTGTCTTTCTACTGTATTAACAAACACATCGCCAATTCTTTCTAGCAATGGTTTTGGTAATTCTGCCTCATCTGTTAAGTTCTTCCAATATCTATATGCCCATGTGACATTTATAAATGATATTGCGTTTTGTGTTGCGTAGTCTAGTGATTGTTCAGCCATGTTTACTGGGTAACACTCAACTAACTCTACACCATATCTTCTTTTATCTTCTTGGTCTAATTGAAATATTTGCATGGAACCTACATAGTCTGAATAGTAACCAATAGAGAAATCGGTTCTTGGTGCAGCTAGTCTCATCCATGTATCAATAAAATTCTTTTCTTTCATGTCTTGACTACATCTAATTTGTGTAACTATTTCAGCAAAAGTTTGTCCTCTTACTATTTTTCTTGGAGGTCCGTATATGTTTGTGTCTTCTTCAGCTTGTAACTGTACACCAGGAAATGAAACCGCAGCCATTTCTAGTGATGTCTTTCTTACAACATCTTTATTCTTATTGTTACCAGCACCTGCTTGTTGTGTGTATCTTGCTGGTGGTCCAATGATAACTTCATAACGAGATGGTCTAGCATATCCACCATCTTGGGTTCTAAATGTTGCTAACAATTCACCTATAACACCATATGCAAACCCGTCTAGTAATCCGCTTCTTGACATTATCCTACTACCTTACCTTTGTTGACACCTTCTTTAATTGTATATTTCTGTGTGCCATGAGCACCAGTCTCTACTTCTCTTTTAAGATTTTTACTTAAATGTAATTCTTTTTTTTTATGTTCAGACTTTTTTTGAAAGTCAGTTAGTTGTCTATGTCTATCTCTCATTATATCATCCCCCTTGAGTCTCTATGGACTTGAGCAATGCTTGCTTTTTTAAATCTAGCAACTGGTAATAAAGCTGCAATAGTAAACTCATCAGCATCAATTCTTCTAAACTTAGATTGAACTTGACCTGATAAATATTTTTTTAATGCTGGTTTAATCAATCTTACATTTTTTAACGATTGATAATCAGCAATAATTCTTGTACTTGCATCAAACTTAACATTGTTTGTATCATCTATCAATCTATCTAATAATCTTATTCTAAGATTAATCGGTAGATAATGTAAATTAATTCCTAAGAACCCACCAGAAAATGTGTCAATAGGAAGCACTAAAGGAAAAGTATCATAATAAGGTAAAGTCTTTTTCATCTTTGGGTCATAAACAAATAAGTTTAATTTACCAAAGTTTGGTCTAGCAGTAACTTTACCCTCTCTCATCAATTGAGTTTGAGTTGGAGTACCAAATTCTTTAATCTTGTTTCTATACCATTGTGTAGATTTTGGTCTTCCTGCTGCGGCCTTTTTAACCGATTGTATGTACTTACTTTGTGCCATATCTATTATTTATAACGTGGTTGTAGGTGATCTTCGGTAAGGATTTTAAACTCTAGATCATTTAGTTGGCAATACTCTGTGGCATATTTGAACTTTGCCTTATTGATAATATATGTTTTACATTTTCCGAACCATTGTTTTGTACGTCTCTTAGGATTAGTTGGAGGTGGTTTTAAATCCTTTTTAGGTTTAACTTCTACAATAAATTTTTTAAGTGACTTATCTTTCTGTTTAACTTTCATATAGAAGTCTGGGTAATATCTATGCATACGACCATCTATTGGTGAGTAATAAGGTATCGATATCTCTTCACTTCCCCACTCAATAACAGCCTTTGTTAGATCGCAGTATTTCATAAGTTTAAGTTCCCACAAAGAACGATATACTATGTTATCAGTATTGCCTTTATATTTGTATGGATTGGAGGGTTTAAAACGACCACTATATGCCATTATCTTCTCATTTCTATATAAATAATTAATATTACAAGGATATTTATATGTCAATAATCAATAGAGATGCAGTCAAAGGCGCAGTAGTAACAACTGGTACAGGTGTTGTTTTAAAAAAAGCAAGAGGATTTTTAAGAAACGCTTTAGGACTTAACAAAAATACAGACAATGGTGGTTTAGCACCACCACAAGTTATTGGCAAAAGAACAACTAAAAATTTTACATTTCCCTTAGATGTTGAAGGTGGACCAGGAACAGGTAACCAAGGTCATTACGTTATGTTTTTTATTAATGAACAAATAGACGCAAAGATTAGATTTGGACAAAGAACAGGTTCAGATGCAGACGTAAAAAGAGCTGAGAGAGATGCAAACATACCAAAATATCTTGTAAGAGATGTAGGTGTAACTAGAGTTAAGTCATCAAACGAATCTGGTGGGCAATCACAACTTAATCAAAATCAATTTGAAATGAATAGAGGTGGTGCAGTATATCAATCAATGCCATCTAATCAAGGTGGTGCAAATACCTACGTAGCAAGAAAACCTACAATAAGATTAGACACAGCAATTGCATTATACATGCCACCACAAGCAATTTACAGAACAGCTGCAACTTACCATGACACAGAGATTGGTATAGCGGCAAAATCAGGTGCAGATATATATGCAAAAGTTCAAGAAGAGGGTTTATCTTTTGGTGGAGTAGTAGATGAATTAAAAAAATTAGGACCAGAAATAGTAGATAGTATGGGATTGATGGGTCTGGCAGCTGCAGATAACATACCTGGTTTTAAAGGTGCAAGAGCAGTTTTTGAAATGGGCGCTGGAGAGGTAATCGCTAACAGAATGGAATTAGCATTTAAAAAGCTTGAGAAAAGAAATTTTCAATTTAACTTTAAGATGATACCAAAATCAAGAGAGGAAGCAGATGAGATTAGAAAAATTGTGTACGCCTTCAGAGCAAACATGGCACCTGAAATGGTTGGAACATTTGGTAGAACATTTAGAGTACCAAATACATTTGACATACAGTATATGTACAATGGACAAGAAAATCAGTACCTTCACAAAATTAGTACTTGTTTTTTAGAAAACTTTACTGTAACATATGGTGGTGATAGATATAGAACGTTTGAACCAAACGATGAAGGTGCTCCACCAGTAGAGACTAACATACAAGCAAACTTTAGAGAAATAGAACTTATCACTAGAGAAAGAATAGCAGAGGGTTATTAATGTATTTTGAAATGTTTCCACTTATACCTTATGACTCCTTAGGTGACGGCAATCCTAAAGATGTAACGAATGTACTAAGACGAGTAAAGGTAAGATCAAAAGTAAAAAACAATGTAGCTTTATTTGATACATATACGGTTAAAGAAGGTGAGACACCTGAAATGATTGCAGACAGATTATATGGTGATGTGGAATTACATTGGGTAGTTTTATTGTTTAATGATATAACAGATAGATATAGTCAATGGCCAATGACCACTGGTGCATTTAACAAATATGTTGCAGACAAATACGATAACATAAATGCTATTCATCACTATGAGATAACGGAAAGTTCTGGTGATAAATTACAAAAGATTGATGTGGGAACTGTTAATACAGATTACCCATCAGCAACACCTATAACAAATTATGAACATGAAATCGCACAACAAGATGAATTAAGATACATAAAACTTCTAGACCCATCACACGTTGGTGCTTTTGTATCAGAGTTTAAAAGTTTAGTAGGTGAATCAGTTTACTAACATAGGATAGACCAATGGCAGGCTTACAATATGCAGGTGAATTTATACTAGATCACGCATTTATTAATACATCCTCAGGTGATAGGGTAAGTATAAAAAGTAGTGTTGTTGAAATTAATATTTTTGAGGGTATATTTAAAAATAACATACATGGCAATATCTTAATATTTGATACACAAAACTTTTTTTCCAAAACATATATTCGTGGACAAGACACCGTATATCTTGAAATTACAACACCGAGTATTAGTGATAGGCCAGAGTTGGTAATTAAACAACATTTTTTTGTAACCGCTATTGATTTGATGGAAGAAACCTCATCTAATGCCATGATGTTTAGATTATCTTTTACTACAAAAGAACATTTTGCCAATGAAAGAACAAAAATATCTAAAGCATATCAAGAAACACCAACAAAAATTATTGAGAATATTTTAAGATATGAATTAAATACTAGAAAAGCTATATTAATAGAAACATCTAACGATATTAAAAGAGTTGTATTTGCAAACAAAAAACCTTTTGATGCAATAAGACAAATTATGCAAGAAGCAATATCTAAAGTTAATGGTTCACCAAGTTATTTGTTTTATGAGACAACAAAAGGGTTCTATTGTAGAACGTTAACAAACTTGTATATGCAACCGCCAGTTATAGATTATAATTCTGGTGAGGTAGCTTTACTAGAAGGTGGCACAGCAAAAACCATAGACCCAATAAAAGATTTTGAGAGAGTCATAGAAATGCAACAGAAACCTAACATAGACTCTTTAATCAATACAGCGATAGGTGTATTAGCATCAAGATCAACAAACATTAACTTGTATAAAAAGACAATGAGTTCTGATTTTTACAGACACTTTGAAGAGTTTAACAAATTTCCTAGAAGTGAAGGTTCCAAAGAATTAGACAATCCTATATACAATGACGACATAATAGACAATAGAAATAGAACCATTGGAGATTTTGTTGATGCTAAAACACATCTTACCACTATCTTTGAGGATAATGGTAGAGATGCCTCACACTACAATACTCAAAACGATATCAATTCATATTCTTTCGCTCCCACAAAAATTGGTACAAATAGTTTTCTTACGAGACAAGCAAAACGTAGAGAGATCGACAACATGGTAACAGTTAAAGTGTTAGCAAATGGGCACGTTGGTTTTGAAGCTGGTCAGACATGCACAATTTTAAAACCAATGAAAGATGATAGTGGTAAAAGTTTGTATCAAGGAAAATATTTAATAACAGAATTAAGACATCATTTTGTTGTAGGAGGTGGTAACAAACACGAAATAGCAATGTCACTATCAAAAGATTCATCACCAAACATTATAGAAAAGAAAAGTTCAATAAATTTTGAAGACTACGCAGTTGAAAGTAGTGGTGGAATTAATTACGTGGAAGATATACAATAAGGAGGGCACTTAATTTGTAAAAAGTTTATCATGTTCTATTAACAAACAGCTAGGAGAGATATACATGACATCTAAAAAACAAAGTAAAATAAGAAGAATGACTTTTCAAAACGCACATAGAACACAAAGGCAAGAGATAAATACAGAATTAAGAGAACAAACACATGATAAAATTCGAACAACTATTCAGCGAGGGAGTTTACGACCCAAATATATTTAAAGCAATATTTCTTGCTGGAGGCCCTGGTTCTGGTAAGTCTTATGTTGCAGGTAAAACAATAAGAGGTGAAGGTCTTAAAGTAGTAAACTCAGACGATGCTTTTGAAGCACTATTAAAGAAGTCAGGTTTATCTTTACAGATGCCAGATAAAGAGGCAGAGTTACGAGACCCTATAAGAGATAAAGCAAAAAGAATTACAGCATCAAGACAAAAGAATTATCTTGAAGGTAGATTAGGTCTTATCATTGACGGTACAGGTAGAGACTACGACAGAATATCTAGACAATCAAATGAATTAAAGCAACTTGGTTATGATACGTACATGATATTTGTTAACACATCATTAGACGTTGCATTAGAAAGAAATTCTAAACGTGGTCGTAAAGTACCAGAACCAATAGTAACCAGATCATGGAAAGCTGTACAAAGCAACATTGGTAAATTTAGTTTACATTTTAGAAATGGGTTTATCATCGTTGATAATAATGATGCCAAAGATGATGTATTCAGAGAAGTAACTAAAAGAGTTAAAGCATTATTGAGAAAACCTGTGAGGAATGGTAGAGCTAGACAATGGATTAAAAATCAACTCGATCTAAAAAGAAGATAATTCCATGTTCATGGCACTACTCACACTATTAACAGCTCTAGCAATATCTGGTATAGCTGCATTTTACTCTATCGTAGGATTGATGGCAATCTTTAGTGGCGCTGCAATGCAGATAGCTATCATGGGTGGTGCATTAGAAGTTGGTAAGTTAGTAACAGCATCATGGTTATATCAAAACTGGCGAAACAAACTACTTGGTAAAGCACTCAAGGCATATCTGTTCGCAGCAGTAATCGTATTGATATTCATAACCAGCATTGGTATCTTTGGCTTCTTATCAAAAGCACATTTAGATCAAGTTAAACCAGCAGGAAATAATCAACTCATTATTGGCACGATAGATAAGCAAATTGCATTTGAGGAGAAACAGATTGCAAGAGCTGAGGACACACTATCATTATTAGATAAAGCATTAGAGGTTTACATAGATAAGGAATACGTATCTAGAGGACTAAAGGAACGTAAGAAACAAGAGGCAGAAAGAACTGAACTAAACAATGCGATCAAATCATCTACACAAAAGATTGTACAATTAAACAATGAGAAGTTTGCAGTAGAGAAAGAGCAGTTAGTTATAGAGGCAGATGTAGGACCACTAAAGTATATTGCTGAACTAGTGTATGGCGATCAAGCCAAAGACATGTTAGACGAGGCAGTCAGAGGACTCATAATCATATTCATATTTGTATTTGACCCACTCGCAGTATTATTGCTTGTTGCGGCCAATGTGTCATTTAGAGATAGAAGAGAACAAAAAGAGAACAAAACTAAAAAGAGAGATCAACTCGCAGACATCACTAAAAAGTATCAGAGACTACAAAAGAGACAAACAAATCTAAAAAAGAAGATTAAACAAAACAAGACTCCTATACGAACAATCGTAAATCAAGAGGGTGGTGTAAGAACAATCACTAGAACGGCTGGAAACGTAGAGACTAAGGAATACGAGTAGAATCAACGTATTTAAGGCCGCTCAGCAGGCGCTGAGCAGGTATTTTAAACCCTTTTGATAGTAGGATACCCCCCAATAAACCCCCAAAATACAAGGGCTTTTATACCCTTGACAATTATACATAAACCCTATAATATTAAGAGGAATCAACAACGAGAGGTAATATATGAATACAACTGATACCGCACTAAAAGAAATGTACGATGCGTTTGCATTGTGCGATTCTAATAAATCAAAAGTAAAGTTTCTACAAGACCACAAAGAAAGTGGATTGTATAAAAACTATGATATCAAATGGGATAATTTGATAAAAGTATGGAGTTCTAAGAACCCTGCTGCGTTTTTTGTACAGACAGTACACGTAGAGGATGAAGATGAGAACAAAAAGGGAACAAAAGATACCCTTGACAAATATAATTAAACCTGATATATTTAATATGAAAGAGAGGTCATATGAGTAAAACAAAAGACTATTATTGGACAGAAGCCGAAAACGCAATGGACACAGCCATAGCAAAAGTTGCTCTTGGCGACAACATTGAGTTAGTGGTTAATAAATTAAAAGACAAGAATTATGCTTGGTCACTTCTTGGATACGATGAATTTGAGGACGACCTTGGTGATTGGTTAACTGATTACATATCAGAGTCAATCAACATGCAGAAATTAAAATATAATTAGGGAGGTATATAATGATGTCATTTATGATTCTATCTAGTGTGTTAATATGTACAATCATATTAGTGAATAAGGTAATGTCATGGATTTAACATCAGGTCTATTATTGTTTGCAATAGGTATACCTGTATCTGTTATTGTATTTTATGCTATAATGTATGCTTTATCGCAAGAGTATAAAAACAAACGAGATAAAGAAAAAAAAACAGGTTGGAAAGGTGACGATTGCCAGTAATGGAAATATTACTCTCATTAGGACTAGTCGCACTCGCTTATGGTATAGCAGTATTTTTATTATGGAGAATGAATAATGAGCAACCAACGAAAAGGTAAGTACCAGTCAAAAGATACCAGTCACAATGACATGAAGATATTTAAGTCGATGAAGCTAGCTGCTTCGGTACTTAAAGACGCTGGATACGAAGACCCAGCATTTTACTTTGAACAATTAACAGATCATATGTCAAGCGGTAAACCCTTACCACTGACAGAGCAAGATATGATAAGGGCGTTAGGAGTATAGATGAGTGGATTAGAAATTTTTGCAGTTGGTGTACTAGCATGGTGGACAATACAAATAATAGTACCAGGTCTATAATGGATAAAGAATATAAGAGTTATAGTGTGCATAGGAACTCTAAGGTTGCAAAGTTTTGGGCAAACAAACGAGGTGGTAAATATCTTGGTTACAAGGAAGGTGAGG